CGTTCCAACATAAGCCTGGAACTCTGCCAACGTCACTGCCATTTATTGACCTATTAAACGATGTCTAGAACAACTAGAGCGTCGGAGAATGGCATGGTGATTGCCATGTATCCATAAACGCTAATTGAATCTGTAAGGGTTGTAATGTCATCTGCAGATAGTCTTACAGGTGCGCCAGCGGACTCTAGAGTCTGGATGGCTGCGCTGTTAGCCACGAAGCAACGGTTGGTTGCAATCTGTGGGTCTACGATTACTGGAAGACCGAATAGCTGACCAGATAGACCTGGGATGTTAGCTGATCCGATGTTGTTTACTCCAGCGCCGTTTACTAGCACTACTGGACGGCCGTCTTCGCCAGCTACCTGTAGAAGGAACTTGTAAGCTCCGGTTCCACACATGATAGCTTCTGGACGTAGTCCGGTCTCCTTGAAGATGTAAGAAGATGCATCTGCTAGTCCACCGATAAGAGCCTCGGAAGTTCCAGCTGAAACGTCCCAACGCTTGCCTGTGTAGTCCTGTGCTTCCACTAGATCTACGACTGCCTTGTTGGTTGTGTTAGCGTAAGCAATAGATAGAGCGCGTAGAGCGGTGTCTAGGTAGTTTACGGATGAACGCTGGATGGTCTGCTTGGACATCGAAGTGTAACCACCGTAAGTTACAACGTTAGCTGATACTGAATCGATTACTAGGTTTCCGAAGGATAGCTCTTCGTTCTCTGGGGACTGAACTCCAACTGCAATAGTGTTAGAAGATACCTGTGCATACTCAACGGTTAGACCTGCAGCTGGAAGTGCAGCGCGAGAGAAGGCCGATAGAGTTGGGCGGTTAGTGTCGATTAGGTTGTCGATGTAACCAATGAAGCCTGGTAGGGCAACGGTGTCTGCAGATGTGCTTGCGTCACGGGCTAACTGAATTGCGTCAGCGTCTCCGGTAACTAGAGCCTTTGCAAACTCGCCTTGTGAGCGGAATTTGTGTGTAGATGGTGCTGCTGTTTCGACGGACTGACCTGCTTCGATAACTCGGCGCAATTCTGCAACCTCGTCCTGCACGGTGCGAACGTCAAGTTCAATGTTTTCCATTGTTTCACTTTCTGTTTCATTAGGAGTCTCTGCAACCTCTTCGACCTCTTCGGTCTCCGACTCGCTACGGACTTCGGTTATTTTTGCGCCTGAAAAGGCTGGGAAGGGAACAACTGACACTTCTAGGAGTGTTACCTGTTCTCTAACGATCGTTTGGCCTTCCTTGCGGTCTTTGACCGGGTAGAAGCCAACCGAAAAACGGTTTAGCACGTCATCTTGTAACAAAGTGTAGATTTCGTTTCCGCGTGGAGTATCGCTAATCTTAGCAACGATTTCAAAGCCAGCTTCGGTGTCGCGTCCTTCGACAACTTTACCGATTGGCTCTTCGTGGCCGTAGAACAACTTAACGTCCTCGATGGTCTGAATAGCTCCAGCCTCGAAACGTTCTTTGGTGTTTCCATTTAGCTCGATCTCTTGACCGTAGGGAACTGCAAGACCAACAATAGTTCTCTCTTCGGTCTCAACTAAGCGAGCTTGAAACTCGCGTGTAATCATTTCAGACATCTAGTCCTTCTTTCGTTCTGACTTCCTCGACCGTGAGAATACCGGCTGCGATGGCTGTCTGGTAATAGTTGTAACGTGCTGCTACATCTGCCTTGAATAGGTGCTCGAAGTCAAACTCGACTCGGTTGCCTCTAGGTAGACAGTTGCTAAGTGCGTCTGTAATTGCGTCTGTATAAGCAAGCAAGGTGTGGCGATAGAAAACTTGATTCTCATCTAATAGGTTCGTGTAAGTGTCGCTAGATCCAGGAATAGAAGTTAGAAGCAACCTGGCAGGAATACCGAATAGCCTGGCTACGTTTTGGGTCTGCTGATCTTGAACTTCGGTGAATAGTGCGTCTCTAGGAGAGAGAGCAATTTGCTGGTAGTCAAAGCCATTAGCTAGAACTGCAACTTGACGGTTCTGCTGTTTGTTGTGCCAGTTAGCTGTTACCTCTTCGGCTTCTGCCTTGTTCAACATCTGGTTAGTCTTTAGAACTCCGGTTGGAACTCCCGCTGCGGTAAACCAGTTTCCTGCGTAGTCTCTTAGATCAAGAGCTGCGGAGATGTCTTTGTAGCAAGAAGCGATTGGTGAGATACCGACAAGCTGACCTGCCTGGCTAAAGATTCTCATGTGCTCAATCTCGCGCTTTGTGTAACGCTTGCCCATGTAGTCGTAAACGATTGTCGAGTAATCGATTGTGCCATCTTGCATTTTTGGGTATGAAGGCATAACGGAACCAGCCGGGAGGATAGTTAGATTGTTTACTTGGCCGTTAGAAGAGTATTGCTTGAACCAATAAGAGTTACCAAGAAGAGCTAAATCAAGAACAGTCTGGAACAAGAAGTCCCTGCGGTTCTGATCTAGTGATGGATTGTTTACAAGAACTGGGTTTTCGACTTTGAGTTCGACTCCAGTTGCAAAGCGATAAGTGTTTATGCTCATCTTGCTAATTGGAGTTCCAATGATTTGTATAGCGCGATAGACGGCCGTCAAACTTAGAGCTGTGTTAGGCGTGACAATACTAGGTTGTCTTGTTGGGATTGTGGGCTGGACTGCACGAACCTCTGGTTTGCGTCCTAAGAGCCTATCAAGAATAGATGCCATTTGGAGTCAAGGATACCACAGACCACCGACTAGAACACGCCTATTGTTGCGTGTGGTGCGCGTGATGAAACGTAAAGTGCTAACACGGTTGCCATTACTGCGTCGATGTCTCCAAGTGATTCTTTGCGACTAATGAACCAACTCTCACCGGAGTATTTAGCAACCCCGTTAGGCATTTGAGCGACCAGGAGGGGATCGCTGTTATGCCTAACGAGGCCAGTGCTAAACATAGCAAAGACAGTCGAGCACGCCGAAGAGACTTCTTTAGCCCATAGTGTCCAGACCGGAATGCCAGAGTTTTTTAGTCTCTTAGCAAGTCCAGGTAGCTGGCGATCATCCAACGCTATCGCTCGCGGGCTGTGTTTACTATAAAGCGATGTTAGCTCATTGAAGAGTTGTTGTTCGGTAGGACTAACCAAAGACATGACTAATTCTGTTTCGTGAATGTCCTCGATGTCGTTGGCATAGGCTATCGTTCCGTGTCCCCAGTTTGTGGTAATGTCTACGGCGAAGACTCCTCCGGTTAGATTGGTAACTCCTCGACCAGTTGCAGCTCGGAAGATGTCTCCTGGCAACCATGAGTTCGTGGATCCAGCGATGAATTGATTTAGTCGGTATCTTCTAGCTTCGTGTTCTGGAATTGTTTTCAAGTCCGAGATAACTTGTTCCATTTCGATTCGACCTGCAGCGACGGATGGATTAGCTGCCATGATTGCCTTCGGGTCATCGACCTTTGAGTTCTCCGGTGCTTCCCATAAGAAGAATCCAAAACGTTCTAGATCCGCTGCGCCATTAGAAGCTGCTTTGCCTGACTTGTATAGATCTATCAAAGTCTTGGAGTTCTGATCTCCTGCCGTTGTAATTCCAACTACAATTCCATCCTTACGTTGCGAAGTTCCAAGAACGGCTGCTGACCACATTCCTTCTTTAGCTAAGTGGAGCTCATCAAATAGACAGAAGCTAATCGGGATACCTTGAAGAGCTGCTTCCTTTGCAGCCTTTACGTCGTAACGTCCTCCTCCGTCCGATGTCACTATTCCTCGAGTCTCGGTTGCTCTCTTGAATCGCTTCTTTAGAAACGGGTTGCTATTGATGACATAAAGAACTCGGTTGTAAACAATGTTTGCCTGGTCGGTGCTCGAGGCCAGGGATATACACTGTGGCCCGACTTCGTGAAGTAGCAAGCCATAAAGTCCTAGCATGGCTGCGATAAGTGACTTGCCGTTCTGCCTTCCAACGGAGATGACTACCTGGCGATAACGAAGACGGTTTGGATAAGTGGGATGGTCTGCGGGATAGCGTTCGAGGATTGCTCGAAGCAACCACTTCTGCCATTCGTCAAGTTCTAGTCCGTCGGGACTCTCCGGGCTACTCCACGCGATCTTTGCAAACTCAATGAGCTTATCCCCATCGGTTATGAAGTCATCCGATAGAGGAGGCGTGAAAGTAGTCGGGAGCTGGAGCATTAGCGAGTGAGTAACTTCTCCAGTGGGTCAATCTCTGCGGACGAGTTACCTAGAGATCGTTGAAGCTCGAGAACGGTCTTCCGAAGTTCGGCTGCCGTGCTGGTATTGCTTTGTTGGTCAAAGGACTGCGCCAGACGTAGGCATAAACCCGATAACACTTTTTGTTCAAGGTTAAGTTCCAGCGTTTCAAGCCAGTTCTTTATTGACTCTTCAATCATTCGTTGCAACCTTCCGGATAATTCAGCTTGTTTTTGAAAATCCCTGG